AATATTAATACTTGTCTGTATTGCTGACATTGTAGTTGAAGCTTGTTGCATTCTTGCACCTGCGAGCTCAATGTCTTCGCTATCAAGCTGGGCATCTACATCAGCTAAGTTTAAAAGTAAATCATGGCTAGCAGCAGGGAAATCGCCATTGATATAACTAATTGCCACGTCTAAAGCGTCATTAACTTTTTTTAACCCCTCCCCAGTTGTATATACAGTTTCATGTCCAAGTAAAGCAGGGTCAGCACTTGTTCCTGCTCCAGAAAATTTAGCTACAGCTGATGCAATTCCATCAGCCGCAGTTTCAAGGTTGCTACCACTAGCAGTATCAGTATAAGCAGCTATTTCAGCGGCCTCTGTTTTCGCCAATCCTATTTCAGTCCCTGCATTAGTAATAGATTGCTTTAATGCGCCTAATGCTGTGGTTATATCTGAATTGCCAGCTTTTGAAGCCATAGCATTTTGTAATGATTTTACAGATGCATAAAGTGGAAGAAGATATTCATATTCATCTGGAAAATTACTAACAGCCGAATCTCCATAGGCTACAGCTGGTCTATTAATTTCTAAATACTTACAGCTACCCGAAGCAGGTAATGCATTTAATTTTCCAGCATAAATATAATATACCGGGTCTGTAGCAGAAGCCGCTTTCATATCACCTGAATCAGAAGCTCTACCAGCATCTCTATAATTTATTTTTCTACAGGGCTGATTAATAGTGCCATCGCTTCTTACTACCTGTAACACATCTCCAGACACTAAGGTCTCAGCCTCACTACCCACTGCGGCGCTTGTAAAGGTGTCTTCAGTCGCACAAAGATATCTAAGGCTACTTGGCATAGCTGTAATAACTTCAGAAGCAGCATCAGTTAAAAACTGTGTTAATTCGGTTTGAGTAGGCGCACTACTCCCATCTATAGATAAACTAGTAAGCCCTTCTACTTGTGCTTCAAACGTTGCCACGTATTACTCCACCTCTTGATTCAATGTCTTCACCCATTGTTGTTTCTGAAAAATCAATTTGGTCTTTTCTTATAGCTGTTGCAAAACCGGGATGCCTTATAATAATTGCAGGGGCATACAAAGGCTCGTTTGCCCTTTTGCCGCAACTACGACAATAAAACCAACCCTCTGAATTATCTTCCTTGCAATGCTGACAGGACATTAAGCCCCACCAACCACCATGGTAAGTATTCTATCGCCATTTAACTGGGTGTGCGTAATAGATAGAACTTTATTGTTTGTTGAATCTAAAGTGTCAACATAATCTTTTATATCTCTTGCCATTGTTCCTGCATCACCAGTTTCAATACCGGGATTTCCGGGGTGAATAAATACTTTTACTTTTACATTACCATATACAGCCATATTGTCTCCAATTTTTTAAAAAATCTTAGGATATTCGGGGGTTGCCTTTTATTGACAGCCCCCACAGAATCCAAATCTGTTTACCCTTATTTATTTGGGTTATGAAGCAGTGATAGAACCGTTTATTCCTGAAAGAACTGTACCAACCCACTCACCGCCAGCTGCCATTATCTCAACACTATCAGCTTTTTGAGCCGATGTTCCAATAATAACATTGCTAACTTGAGTTCCTGCTGTACTTGCTGCGGTTCCAGAAACATCCAGTCCTACAAAACTAACAATAGCGCTACCAGCTGCTATTGTAATAGCATTAGATGGAGTTTCTTCTTCTACTATAAATTTATAGTACACTCCGTCTTCTAATGAGGTTGGAAGAGTTACTGCTACAGTACCACCAGTAGCACTAAGCATATAGACTTTTCCACTATCATCATTAGTTAAGGTTATATCTGCATCAACATTTACAACCTTTTTCTGTACTCCAGCAGTTGCACCACTATTTTGTTCTAAATAAGCACTTCGCATTATTCATACCTCCTATTAATTATCTTCAAAGTTAAATAGAGCGTGAGCTTCAGGAAGAGAAACTTCAAGACCTGCTTCGGTAAGAACCATGTCTTTACGTAAATCTTCATCAGCTGACTGTACATTCGTTTGAATGTGCGTGTCTCTATTTACTCCGTTACCAACTAATGGACGGTAAGCTACATTGTCAAGGTCAACTAAACACATATATGGCGCAGCATGGCCTCTAAATAGAGGTTCTTTTACTAACGTCAAATCACCATGGATAGTTTCAACCTTCATTACTTTATGCCCATAAGAACCTTTTGCTTGCGACATCATAGGATTCGAAGCAGAATAAGCGCTTGATAGGAAAGTACCGGAGCTATTCATCTTGTTAAAGAATGAGATAACAGGAAGTGAACAAAGCGCAAGCTTTGATGAACTACCACCGCGAGCTGGGTCAAAAATCACTTCAAGGTCTTTTAAGATAACATCGTAAGTTGTTTCAGCATCTGTACGAGTTGTAAAATAACCTTTATCTTCAGTATATGATACCTGAGTTGTTGCTCCGGTAATCTGAGATTGTGAGTTTTTGATAATGTGACCAACAATACCATCGGTATAGTTGATACTATTTACGCTTGCGGAGTTTCCAAAAAGCATAGCTCTTTCGATGTCCACTTTATGTTCGCGAAGTTTCAAATTCCATATTCTGTCCCATTCACTAGCATAGCCACGGTAAACCGTTGCTCTTGCAGTGTTAGTAAGCTCACAGGCTGTCTTAAAAATCTGACAATACCCATTACCATTATCTAATTCACGAGACCAAGAATCTGGGGAACCTGAACCTTCTTCAAATGCACTTCCAATGACTGTACACTTTTCACCATCAACAACAGCAGTAGTACTGCCAGTTGCTGCGGAAATTGTACGACCTGTAAAAGTAGTTGCAGTGCTTCCAGCGACAGGAGCAGTCTCAACCCGAACAATAGCTGTCTCGGGTTTATTGTCTGATGAATCCTTTTCGCCAACTGCAAATACCATGCCTTTAATAATCCAATCAGGAGCTGCACCAGCACCGTCATCAACGGTGTAGGCTGTTGTGCTACCTGCGGCTGCAACAGTATGAGATGCATCAAGTGCAAATGTTCTATCCGCCATTTGGATTTTATTACGGTCTTTTAACCATCGGAACTGCGGGTCGTCCGTTGGAACTTTAGCAACCTTAGATAGGTACACAAAGAACGGAGATTCGTCAGGAGCTAAATCAGCAACTCTGTCGCTGAAATTATATAGCCGCCTTGACGGAATCGTGCTCGATATGACCGCACCGGGGTCACCAAACTTTAACGGGCCGGGATTGTTATATGTTGCCATATTATATATCCTTCCTCAGTTTATTGTTTAAAGTATGCTATTACGGCTTCCAGCATTTACAATGTTATCCCACACCTGATTTTCCTCAGATTTAGGAGAGCTAGGTGCTCCACCTTGTAGGACTCCAGCTGTACGTGGCTGGTTTTGAGCAGCTTTCACTGCTTGTGCCGTGTCAGGGGCGTTACCTTTTTTATTAACGTCCCTATATAGCTTCACCAGATTCGATAACCCAACTTGTTCTTTAGGTTGAGTAACAAAACCCATAAACTCATTGATATCACCATCTGACATCTTGTATGTGTTTCGTAACTCATTAACCGTGTTGTTGTAAGTTATCTCCTCTGTCATTTGTCGTTTCTGCTCACCCAATGCGTTATTCACCACATTATTCATCATTTGAACATCTTGGTTCATTCTGAATTTAAATGAGGGTGATTCTGCATTATAGTAAGCATCCCAAGGGTTAAAGTCCTCAGCAGGTAAACCTTGCTGAGCTTCTTGCTGTGGTTGTTGCGGTTGTTGTTGTCCGTTCAAGTTCTTCTGTAAGACGTCCACTAAATCAGGTCTTGATTCTAATAAATCACCAAGAGGTTCAAGCCTTTTAAGCTTATCATTCTCTGCTTGGGTTCTATCATACATTGACTGAAATTTGCGGGCTTCAATTTCCCATTCATTCTCTGGAATCGTTTCGCTTTCTGTTTCAACTTCTGGAGCTGAAAAGTCCACTGGCGCTTCCTGTTCAACGGGTTCGGCTGAATCAACATATTGTTCATCAGCTTCTGCTCTTACTTCTTCAACTATATTTGGGCCACCATCAACCAAACCATCAGCTTGGGGTACGGCCTCTGTCTGTGTATTGTCCATATATTCTCCTTAATAGATGTCTCTATGCCTCTGGAGCAGAACCGGCGTCTTTTGTAACAGATGCCAATTTCTCCGCTTCGAGCTTCACCTTGTTTTGTAGATTGTTTAACTGAACTCTTCTATCAGCTTTGGCGTCTGAAGCGATATCTGTAAGTCGAGATTTAAACTTTTCAACCTCAACCCGTTTTCTGTCGCTAACAGACTCCCTTTGGGCAGTCTGGAGGTCTCCCTCCAAATTCTTTATTTGCTCTTCCATAGCCTGAACCTGCTGCATGAGTTGATTCTTCTCATCGGTTCGGCGTAGGATAGCTTCTTTATCAAATATTTCTGGATTCTTCTTTAAGACTTCTACTTTATCAACAATCCCCATTTGGAATGCTTCCATGTAAACACCAAGTTCAGCCCACTTATTAGTTGGCAATGTAGAACCCGGTTCAATTCTTAAATCATGTTGTCCTAAATTATGTCGTTCTTTTTTAATGTCTAAGATAGCGCCCACCTTATTATCATAATGATTGACCATAACTTCAGTCATATCATTATTAGCGCTATTTAAACGGAAAATCTTTTTGTAAGTATAATGACCTTTAGATAGATTATATAATACCTGTCCAAGTCTATTGATACTAAATTCAATATCTCTTAGTTTAGACTTAGGTCTTTCAGTTCCTAAAGCAATCATTCTCTCAGTACCCTTAACTGTCTCAGGTGCTTTCTCTGCAAACCCGTGCATCATCTCTGGTAATCCAAATGTGAAATCAATATAGAACTCACATTGTTGAATTAGTTTATAAAACTCTCCAGCGAGTGGCTGGGGTGCAGGAAAGTGTGGCTCTCCTTGGGTAGAGTCTACTTCTATAACCGCGTTTGGATTTGCCCAGTCTCTTTCTAACTGTCCTAAATCTTCTACACTACCTAATGGAACTAATAGTTTTAACCCACCAGATGCCTGAGCATGAGAAAGAGCCAGCGACCAAAGCTTGTTAAGTAGACGTTGCATTGGACGAGCCCTTGATACATCTGACTTTGGATATGGTGTCTCTGTAAATAGATTTGGTATAGGTATGACTGGATAATGGTCACTATTAAGGATAGTCTCGTAAAGAACGATTTGACCAATACTTGCACACACCTTAACCCGTGTTTGTTTAACTGGGACAACTTCATATTGGCTTGCTTCTATTTGTTCTCTATTATTCTCTATAAATTCTTCATACTCATCTTCGCTAAATACAGCTTCTTCACCAGTCTGCATATCTATAACGCGATAAAAACTAACCTTTACTTTATAGAACCTCTCTAATATCTGATACTTCTGTCTTTCAAAATAATCTAAATCTTTTGCTTCAGCAGGAGTAAAGACCTTCTTACTATTACTATTCATTGCATCAGGATAATCTTCTTCTAAATAAGTTTCTAAATCCTGAATGATTCCTGTTTCTTTTTCTCCAGTTTCTGCATTTTCCTGTTCGCCTAATTCTGGGTAGAGGCTAACGACTTGTTCACCAGTGAGGATTGTAGAGAGGATAACACCTTCAGCGTCATCATACCATCTGTTTCGAGTATTCGGAGAGACGTATACCCTGAATGGGTTGACATAAGTGAACTTGACATCGCCCCTACCAAAATCTGATTCAGGGTCTATATAAGCATATAGATACCCCATGCCGGTAGTTGCATAATCGTGAATAGCTTGTTTTAACTGCCAGTCTCCATCGGAGTTTCCCCAAACATATCCCATGATAGTTCTCCATACAGAAGCAACCTTTACATCTGAATCTTCTCTAGGAGTCATTGTAAAAGCAGGGGGTCTGGAAGTTAATACAGCTTTAAACTTCTCAATAGCTGGCCCAATCCTATCCATTGGTACGTCAGCTTGGTTACGGGATTGTAGTTCATCTACCTCTTCACTGGTAAAATGATTCCCATGGTAAAAATCTACGTCATATCTGGCTTCCGTATCCCAATCCTTACGGGCATTACGCCAGCGACGGTATAAATCTTGGTTATAATCAGCTCTTTTATCTTTTTCTAATACCACTACTCATCCTCATTAGCTAGTCGTTGCACTAAAACTCGATTGATTAATCCTTTAACTGAAGGGTTTAAAGTATCAGGAGTGATACCCTTTTGATGTAAAGATGCGCCTTGTTGCTTTGAAAGTGGTGTCTCCATACCAAAACTTTCAAGATAAGCGGTACTTAGTTTAGGTATCTCCATAGTAGAAGAACCTTCCTCTCCTAATTTTGTAATATAAGTATCTGGTGTTAATGGTCTAATTCTAGCATCACCATTAGCTGCTCCCATTA